GACGATATACCTGCTTGTCTACACGTTGATAACTCTGCTAGGGTACAAACAGTCCCAGAAACGTCTGAAAGCATCCTGAGACCCATACTAGAGGCATGGTATGAACGTACAGGTTGTCCTGTCCTACTAAACACATCTTTGAATGTTCGTGGAAAACCGATGGTAAATAACATCGAAGATGCTAGATTATTTGAAAACAAGTACAATGTCACTGTTATGTAATGGGTGTTCCTTCACTTGGGGTGATGAACTAGAGGAAGGAGAACAAACTTATGCTGAAATACTAGGAGCAGAAAATATTGCTAAATCTGCTGCTAGTAATGATAATATTGCCAGAAGAACATTGATGCATCTACAGGATCATGATGTTGACCAATTGATAGTGCAATGGACATTTAAGAATAGAAGAGAGTATATTTACAAATCAGGTAAAGTAGAAGGTATCATACCTCAAGTATACAAGGATGGTATGGCAGTAACTAAACCACTAGCAGTAACATTTTATACAAAGTTTCAAAATGCTAGATTAGATGATGAGAACATGTGGAAGAATATATTACTTGTTGATTCATATTGTAGGATGAAAGATATAAAAGTAATACATTGGAGTGTAGAACCAAGAGGATGGAAAGAAGGTGATTCATTTTACTATGATATGACTGATTTTAAATTACATCGTATCAAGAAAATAATAGGAAAAGGAAAACGTGGTTTTTGGGGTAAAAATGAAAATTGGAGACCTAGAGGACACTTATCTCAAATTGGGCATAAGAGGGTTGCAGACTACCTATATAATCTGTTATAATGTATATGAATGACATTTGGTTATGGCAAAAGGATTTAAGGTGGTATCAACATCACCAACTGCAGAAAAAGATGATTTCTCATTAGAAAAAGGAAGAGAGATGATCAAAGGCAAAAGCGTTGTCTTTTGTCTACCAGGTAGAGGAGTTTCATACACATACCTAAAGAATTTCGTATCACTCTGTTTTGAGTTGGTACAGCAGGGAGCAAGTATACAAATATCTCAAGACTATTCATCAATGGTCAACTTTGCACGTTGTAAGTGCTTAGGTGCAAATGTATTGCGTGGACCAGATCAATTACCTTGGGATGGTAAGTTAGAGTATGATTATCAGTTATGGATCGATAGTGATATCGTTTTCGGTATTGAACAGTTCTACCGTCTAGTTTTGATGGATAAGGATATTGCTTCTGGATGGTATGTAACTGAAGATGGTAATACATCATCAGTAGCACATTGGTTAGAAGAAGGTGATTTCAAAGAGAATGGTGGTGTGATGAACCATGAGATGTTAGATGGCATTACAAAACGTCGCAAACCATTCACAGTTGATTATGCTGGATTTGGTTGGTTGCTTATCAAGAAAGGAGTCTTTGAAAATAAAGAGATGACTTATCCTTGGTTCGCTCCTCAAATGCAGGTATTTGATTCAGGTGAAGTTCAAGATATGTGTGGTGAGGATGTTTCTTTCTGTTTAGATGCAATAAAAGCAGGTTATGAAATATGGTGTGACCCTAAAGCAAGGGTAGGACATGAAAAGATGAGGATCCTCTAAAGGGATCCTTTTTTTATACATAGTCAAAAATGACTATCTCAACGATGCATGAGTTGTATAATATCTACGTTGAGGGAGTAATCATACGAGAAGGAATAGATGAAGACGAGATGTTGGACGTTACCCAAGATCTAGCAGACGAATTTTATTCATGTGGTTACCCCCATCCAGACATAGTAGAGGTTAAGTACCTTGGTCATGAAGATGACTATTAAATTCCGCAATAAATAATAAATATACCAAGATTCTGGAAACTGGTGCCAGCACAAACATTCTCAAGGGGATTTAAGGATATTTCATTATCCTTCAAGAGACATCCCGTTACTAATGATATACTTGTCTTGAAAAATGAGGACGCTATCAAACGTGCTGTGCAAAATTTAGTACGCATACAAGTAGGTGAAATATTCTTTAATAGGTTGATCGGTACTAGGATTGAGGGTTCTTTATTTGAACTTTCAACCTCGGATTTTATTGATCCTATAAGGACAGAGATAGAACTAACTATCACTAACCATGAACCCAGAGTCAGATTGACAGGAATAGGTGTTCAGGCAACTCCTGATGATAATGCTTTAGATATAAGCATAGAATACGATATTGTTGGTTTATCGTCACCAACACAAACCGTCAACTTTATACTCGAACCAACAAGATTATAATGGCACTTCAACAGTTTACAAACCTAAATTTTGAGGATATAAAAAGTTCCATCAAGGATTATGTCAGAGAGAACTCTAAGTTCACTGATATGGACTTTGAGGGATCAAACCTTTCTATACTAATCAATCTATTAGCATATAACTCATACAGTACAGCCTATAACACCAATATGGTTGTCAATGAGACATTTATTGATAGTGCGACTTTGAGAGAGAATGTAGTATCATTAGCAAGAAATATAGGATATGTCCCTAGATCAAGAAGAGCAGCAGTAACGGACGTAAGTTATAACATATCAGATCTACCATCAGCAGCTACTACTCTCAAGTTTGAACCTGGCATTATCGGCAATGGTAATGTTGATAGTGTAAATTATGTCTTTTCTATACCCGAACAAGTTACTGGAACTGCACTGAATGGTGAAGCTGAAGGTATCATCAAGGTATATCAAGGACAATATCTGTCCAATGCATTTGTTATCGATGACTCGCAACCGAATCAGAGGTTCATTTTACCTAACGATGGTATTGATACCTCAACTATACGTGTAAACGTAAGGGAAAATTCATCAAGTACCACAATTGAAGAATATTCATTAGTTGATAATATTCTCGGAATTACCTCAACCTCTAAGATTTACTTGATTCAAGAAACAAGTGATGAGAAGTATGAGGTATTATTTGGCGATGGTATATTTGGAAATAAATTATCTAACGGTAATGTAATTGATGTTTCATACATCAAGACCAATGGTAAGGATGGTAACGGGGTATCTCGTCTAACATTTACTGGTACTTTGTTAGATCAGGATGATGCATTAGTAACTGATTTCAGTGCTACTATAATTCCTAGTTATCCATCTGAAAATGGGGATGATATAGAGAATTTGCAGAGTGTTAGGTACTATGCTCCTAGGTTATACTCAACACAACATAGGGCAGTTACTGCAAGTGATTATGAAGCAATTGTACCTTCTGTATATCCAAATATAGAATCTATAAGTGCTTTTGGTGGTGAGGAACTTACTCCTCCTAAGTATGGTCAGGTTTACATTGCTGCTAAACCAAAGAACGGATCATTCTTATCTGAATTCACTAAGAAGCAGATACTTAGTTCTCTAAAGAACTATTCTGTAGCAGGTATTTTACCTACTATGGTTGACTTGAAGTTCTTATATGTTGAAGTTGATAGTTGGGTTTACTACAATGCAAACTTTGTAGGAGATCCAGAGAATATGAAGACAGATGTTGTTAGTTCATTAGCAGCATTTGCATCTGGTCCCGAATTGAATAAGTTTGGTGGCAGATTCAAATACAGTAAGGTTCTATCACTTATTGACAATGTAAGTACTACAATTACTTCAAATATTACTACGGTAAGAATTAGAAGAGATTTACCAGCACAGATCAACCAATGGACACAATATGAATTATGTTTTGATAATGAGTTTCATATAGGAGCAGATGCTTATAACATCAAATCTACTGGATTTACTGTAAGTGGCATATCTGAGACTGTTTATTTCTCGGATATACGTATTGCTGGAACAACTAAGGGCAATTTATTCTTGTTCTCTCTTGCTGCTGATAATACAGCAACTGTTCTATCCAGTTCATTCGGAACTGTTGATTATAAGAAAGGTGAGGTAGTTATCAATACTGCAAACATAACCAGTACTGTTAAACCAAATAACATTGTTGAAGTACAGGCAATACCTGAATCTAACGATGTTCTTGCAAGAAAAGAGTTGTATTTACAATTCTCTGTTGCTAATAGCAATTTCTACATGAGAGAAGACTCCATCGCTTCAGGTGCTAATACATCTGGTACTAGATTCAATATTCAATCTAGTTACACAAATGGCGAAAAAATAAGAGGGTAAATACTACTACGGCAACTACCTAATGATCACAACATCATTCACAAAAGTAAAGATAAACGAAGTAATTCAGAGCCAGATACCCCAGTATGTTGGTGATGAAAATCCTTACTTTGGCGAATTTCTAAAACAATATTATATCTCTCAGGAATTCCAAGGCGGTACAATTGATATCGCTGATAATCTTGTAGAGTATAAGCAACTAGATTATCTCAATAATGAGGTGATGACTGGGTTTACGTCTGTAACCTCGTATGCAAATGGTTTAGATTCTACGATCTATGTTGATTCTACTAAGGGTTGGCCTAGACAATGGGGATTGCTGAAGATAAATGATGAGATAATAACTTATACTGGTATCAGTAGTACTTCTTTCACTGGATGTGTTAGGGGTTTTAGTGGTATAGAGAAGAATAATAAGACTAATGCTCCAGAATACCTAACCTTTACTGCAACAGGTATTGGAACACATCGTGCAGAATCAAGGGTAACAAACCTCAGTAATATATTTCTAAAGGAGTTTCTCAAGAAACTAAAGGTACAATTCTTACCAGGATTCTCCGAAAGACCTCTAAATGAAGAACTAAACCAATCTAATTTTATTAGACAGGCAAAGGATTTCTATAAGTCTAAGGGTACAGAAGAAGCATTCAAGATATTGTTTGGTGCGTTGTATGGTGAACCAGTTGAGATGGTTCAACCATCCAAGTACTTAGTAAGACCATCAGATGCGGATTATATTGTAAATGATATTTTAGTATGTGATGTAGTGAATGGTGACCCATTAAGTATTGAGGGTCAGAGTCTAATACAGGACACTACACCTGTACAAACTAGTGGATCTATCTATAATGTAGAACGTTGTGTTGTTGCTAATAAGACTTATTATAAAGTTGCTTTATCTAAAGGTACAACTCTAGGTAAATTTGAGCAAGCAGGTAAAACCTTCTTGACTCAAAGCACACCTTCAGGTGGAACTATCCTAAACGTTGATTCTACTGTAGGTTTTGGTACTACTGGAACTGTAAGTTTTGAAGATAGGGTATTCAAATATACCGATAAGAATTATACTCAGTTCTTAGGTGTATCGAGTATAACTGCACCTTGTGGTATTGGATCAACTGTAACTGCTGGTTTGACTGCCTACTCATACGAGAATGGTGATCTTAGTAAGAGGGTAGATCTAAACGTATTGGGTGTTCTTAATAAGTTTGTAGGATCTGCTTCAAATCAACAAGAAGAAAGTAGTATCAATGTAAAGAGTTTAGGTAAAGAGCAGAAGGATAATAGATGGTCAACCTTTATTCATAATACTGCTTCTAAGTACAGTATTTTTGGAATTACACTTGTTGCACCTGGTAACTATAGGTTTGAACTAAACCAAAATCATAGTTTATTTGTAGATGATGTTATTGAGGTAGTTGATGAAGATAATGTAGTAGTACCTGGTACTATAACTGGTATTGTATCTGATAAAATTCTAGAAATTAGTACTACTACCTTAGATTTGACTAAGGTATATTATTTTAGAAGGGTTGTAAAGACTCAACTTGGATATACTGCTGATGTTCAGAATTCTTATTCTAATAATGAGAATGAAGTATATGTTGCATCAAATAGTCTACCTTCTTGGAATATTGACCCACAAAAACGTATAAGAACCTTTGATAATGTTGCTGTTGCAGCAACTACTACTAGACTATATTCACCTAATCATAATTTCAATGATGGTGATCTAGTTGTATATTCTTATGTGTCTGGTATAGGAACATTATCAAATTTAGATGATAGAGTTCCATATTATGTCAAGTCACATGATCAGAATACACTTTCATTATCGTATTCTGCTGATAACGTCCGTAGAGGGCAGTTTATCAATGTTTTTGAGGGTGATGACCTATCTGGTATATCTACTCATACACTGACCCCACAGACCGTTTACGGTACCGATCTGGGTGCACAAAAGATTCTTAGGAGATTCAAGCAACCTGAATTTGGATCTATAAAGACAAAAACAGTTCAAGGACCAGTAGGATTGTTTGCTAATGGCGTAGAAATATACTCATATAAAGCAACCGATAAGGTTTATCATGGACCTTTAGAAACTATAGAAGTACTCAATCAGGGTTCGGAATATGATGTAGTTAATCCACCTACTTTGTCTATTACTCAGGATGGACATACTACTGGAGTAAGTTCTGCAACATGTATAGCACAAGTTGAAGGTACATTAACAGAAGTTTTAGTTGATAGTAAAGGACTTGACTACGAAGAGATCCCTAATGTCAATTTCATTGGTGGTAATAATAAAGACGTTATAGTAAAAGCAAAGATGAAGATTCAACCTCAAGTGGTTGAGTTTGATAGTACTTCATCTGGTGGGGTTCTCAATACACATACTAATAGATTTGTATTCACAAGCCCACATGGTCTAAAGAATGCTGAGAAAGTCATATATTCAAGTGGTGGCACTACAACGATAGGTATTGGTATAACGCCAGGTAACTTAGTAGATTCTGCACCTTATTTTGTTATCAAGTTAGATGATTTCAATATTCATATAGCCGAAACTGAAGCAGATGCACTTGCAGGTGTTGGTTCAATGCCATTCACCACCAATGGTGGAGGCATTCAGAAATTTACAACTACTGATAGGAGACAAATAGTTGATAAGGTTCTTGTTGTAAGTGGTGGTACGGTCAAGAATAGAAGGTTAGTTATTCCTTCTTCAAAGATAAATCATCACATTGATTTGATCAATATACCTAATCATGGGTTCCTTTCTGGAGAAATTGTTAAGTATTCTGCTGCTAGTGTTGCTGGAAACTTAACAAATAATAAAGAATACTATGTTATCAAGGTAGATGATGACTCATTTAGGGTATCTACTAAGAAAGATCTATCAAACTATGTGAATATAGGTAATTCTGGTAGTGGTAGTCATACATTCAAAGATCCAGATATTTCTATAACTATTGATGGTAGACAGGGTATAACAACTGCTGCTGCATCAGCAAGTCCGATTATAAGAGGTAAGATTAGTAGTGTACATGTAGAAACTGCTGGTACTGGTTATGGATCTACTGTTATTAACGATAAGTTGGTACCTGTTGTAGATATTGTGCTTGGTAAGGATGCATATCTCCAACCACTTATCGTCAATGGACAAATTGATCAGATAGTATTGAAAGATGGTGGTAAGAATTTCTTTAGTACACCAGATATAATAATCAATGGTGATGGTACTGGTGCTAAAGCAAAGGCAATAATATCTGGTGGAAAGATAATCAGTATTGCTATGATTGAGAAGGGTATGGGATATACTCAGGCAGGTACAACATGTATTGCCAGAACACCAGGTAAGGATTCTATATTCTCAAGTAATATCAAGACTTGGAATGTAAACCAAGTTGAGAGATATGCTAAGTTTGGGGATGTCAAAGAAGATGATGGTTTCTATGAAGTTCTAACTGATGAAACATTAGGTAATCCATATGTCAACTATTATGTTCCAAGAAAACTAAGAGAATTCAAGAATGATAATGGAATAGTACATTCTCCGATCCTAGGATATGCTTATGATGGTAATCCGATATATGGACCTTATGCAAATGTAGATGGTTCACTCAAATACATCGAATCGAGTTATAAGAAATTATCTGGACAAAGACCAGATGGTCCTAGTATTACTAAGTTCCCTGCTGGATTCTTTGTAGAGGATTTCACTTATACTGAAGGATTTGGTGACTTAGATGAGCATAATGGTAGATTTGCTGCCACACCAGAATATCCAAATGGGATATATGCTTACTATACAACTCTTGATCAGAATCTAACTACCAACCCATCAGATCCTTTCAATGGAGTTAGGAAACCAGAATTCCCTTATGTTGTTGGTGATAGTTATAATTCAAAGTTAGATGAATATAACATTGATGAGGATACTAATCAAAAGTTAGATCCAATCAAGTTAGGTTTAGTAAGAAATACTAATTCATACAATCTTCCTGAATATGAGTTTACTACCAATGCAGGTAAGAACACAGTATTCAATGCACAAGTTTTGGGTATAAGTGATGGAGCATTGGATGAGGTCAATATCATTTCTGGTGGTGAAGCATATAATGTTGGCGATACTCTTACCTTTGATAACACTGATACTGATGGTTTTGGTGCTGTTGGTCACGTTAGTGAAATAGTAGCTCCAGCAATAGATTCATTATCTACACAAATTACAACTTTTGAAGATGTAGTTCTCACTACTAGTGGAGATGCTACAGTAACTGGATTTACTACTACTCCTCATGGAATATCAAATAATTCATGGGTAAAAATTTCTGGTATATCAACTAATACCCATACTGGACTTGAAGCGATAACAAGACTAAGATCAAGAGTTGTAAAGACTGGTCTTGGTGTTACTATGGATGCTTTAGGTGTAACTACCAGTATATTACTAAGTGAATATCTTCCAGATGTAACTAAAGCCAAGAAATTTGAGATCGATGATATTGTTCTTATTGATGCAGAACAATTAAAGATCTATAATTTTGATGTTTACAATAATAAACTAGATCTTATAAGAGCACAAAACGGTTCAGTTGCTGCTGCACATACATTCGGATCTAATATTGTAAGATTAGAAAAAGAATTTACATATGATCTAAAGAATAACTTTAATGCAGATAATGTAAAGGATGTTATCAAATACTTTGATGGATCTAAAGATGTTGGTATAGGACTGACATTTGGACCAGGTATTGCACATACAATTACAGTTAGAGGTCAATCTAGGAATATTCCTACAAGATCAATATACACACCTCATGAGTTTAGGCATGGTGAGAAACTTCTTTATAGTCCTGGTGCTGGTACGTCACTGACATATCAGACTGATGCGATGAAACGTGTCAATACTGGATTCAAGAGACCATTACCACCAGAAGTATATGTTCAGGTAATTTCTAATGATACTATTGGTATTGTAACTACTCAAAGTGGTATTGGATCTGATCTCCAAAGAGTCATGTTCGATACTAATACTGGTATTGGTAATACTCATCGATTTGAGACACAAAGAGGTGCTGTAACAGGAACAATAGAGATGGTTGGTGTTGCAGTAACTACTCAACAAAATCATACTCTAAGACCTGATGATGTTATAGATCTTACAGTCGTATCTTCTGCTACTAGTGCAGTTGCTATGACATATAACTCTGTGACAAGGTTTGTAAGTATAGGTTCTTCTGTAAACCCACCTTTAGAGGTCACTATAGGTGATACTTTAGAATTTGATACCTCAAGTAATACTCTTATCAATACTGAGTTAGAATTCTTCTTAGATCAAGATTATAAGAAACAGTTTGTTGGTTCTGGTGTATCTGCTATTGAAGTTACTACTCCAATACAACCAGGTATTACTGGTGGTAAGACAAGAGTTCATTTCACAGAACAAGTACCATCAGTTCTCTATTATAGGTTGAAAACTATACAGGGATTTGATGTTATAGAGATTAATAAAGATATTGTTGATTATTCTAAGATTATAGTCAATACAAGTAAGTATACAGGAAGACATAGTATTACTAGTACTACTGCTAATACCTACCAATTCAATATATTTGATAAACCAGAAAGAGTAGGATATACCAGTATATCTCAACTAACTTGTACAACTACATCTAAGAATACTACAGGTGCAGTTGGTAAAGTACAACTAACATCTGGAGGATTTTTATATAAAGACCTTCCTAATATCTCAGTTGCATCTACTACAGGATCATCTGCTGCATTCTCACCATTTGGTTTAGATATTGGTGGTTTGAGTAATGTACAAGTTGTTGATTTTGGATATGAGTATCCATCGGATAAAACACTAAGACCAGAAGCAGAAGTGTCACAAGTAGTATTCTTGAAAGACAACTATGCTGTAGATAGTGTTGCTATTACTTCTACTGGTAAGAAGTATATCACAGCACCTAATTTGGTTGTTTATAATAGAAAGACAAATACAACTAACAATGATGCAAAGTTCTCAGTAGAACTGAGTGGTGGTGCAGTTGGTTCTGTTAGAATTATTACTGCAGGTGGTAATTTGGCACCTGGCGATAGTGAATTGATTTCTGTTGATAATAGTAATGGTGTTGGTATTGTAAGTGCAACTTACGCATCACCTAATGTAACACTGAAGTTACAGACACCTAATACAGGATTTACTACAACAAATCCATTACCATTTGCTGTAGGTGATAAGGTATTTGTTGAGAACGTTGGTGTAAGTTCTGGTCTTGGTTTCAATTCTGCAGAGCATGAATATACGAGTTTTACTCTAACTGGTATCAATACTGCCTTTGGTCAGATTGATTCTGCTACTATTACTTACAAAGTAGACCAAGATCCTGGTTTCCATGATTTCCAGAAATTTGGATCTGTATCTAATGATAAGGATATTGCTAAGTTTAGTTTAGGTCTAACTGAAGGTAAGTTCCTAGATGGTGAACCATTGAATGATGATGTAGATGTTATCACAGGAAATGGTAAGAAACTAAGTGTACTACGTGTAAGTAGTTTAGTTGGTTTGCATACAGGAGACAAAGTAAGGGGTAGATATTCTCTTGCTGGTGGTACTATCGAATCAATGGATGACTATGAAGGTTACTTTGAAGTTGATAGTAGTATTGAGAAGGGAATTGGATGGGAGAAAGATACTGGTAAACTAAGTGAATTCTATCAGAGAGTACAAGATAATGATTACTATCAGAACTTTGCATATTCATTGAAGAGTTTTGTTGGCATTTCCTCATGGAGTGAACCAGTTGATTCATTGGCACATATTGCTGGATTCAAGAAGCATTCTGATTTACTAATCAATTCACAACCTGTTGGTACTGGTGCTAGTGTTCAGGTTGGTAGTTCTGCTGGTATTGATAATGTTGTATTGATCAACTCATATGCAGATATTGACTGCAAACATCAGCACGATCTTGTTAGTGAGAATACTGATTCATTACAGTCATTGAGTAATGAGATAGTATTCAACTCATTTAGAGCAGGTGATTCTATCTTATGTAAGACTAATAGAGTTCTAGAGATAGATGATATTAGTCCTGATTTCTATAATGATCCAGATCTAATCAATTCTGTAGAGATTGATGTGTTTGATATGGGTACTGTTAGTGCTATCAAATACTATGCTCAGGTGGTTCTTGATACTTCATTAGGAATAAGTTTCAACGTTGCTCAGTATTCAGAGTTTGTTGTTTCTCATGACAGTACAACTGGATTTATGAACACTTATTCAGAGGTTTCTGATTCCTTTGATTTGGGTGAGTTTTCTACTTCAACAAGTGGTAATCTTTGTTCTGTTACCTTCACACCATATAACAATGTCTACACTTATGACATAACCTTCTATAAGGAAGTTATGGGTCAGGCAGTTGGTACTGGTCAAACATCTCATGGAAACTTGAAGAAGATCGGTGTTACTTCTTCTATCGCTGCAGCAGGTTCACCTCCTACTAAGAGTCTTCTTGATATTGATACAACTAAATTCAAGTCTGGATCTATAACTGTTGCTGCTAAATCAACAGGTGAAAAAGAGATTGATGAGTATACATGGTTGGTAGATGGTGCTAACAACCTACAATATACCAACTTCGGTACTATGGACGCTGGAACAGATTGTGGTACATTCCTACCTACAGTTGCTAGTAATGTATTGAAATTGAATTTCACAGCCCCTGCTAATACTGCAATTACAGTTTCAACTCTAACATCAGTAGTTGGTGTTGCTACAACTGTTGCTGGAACAGGAATACCTCTTGCAGGTCTTGAAGTTGGAGATTCTAAGTTAGATGGAACTAGGACTGACATAGTTGCTAATGGGTCACCAGTTTCAACCATTATTTCATCTAAGAGTTATTCCAATTACACGTCTGCTAGATACCATGTTGAAATACATAATACAACGGACAGTAAATATTCTGTCTTTATAGTTGCTGCAAATGCTTGGGGTGGTAATAGTAACTACACCAAATATAATAACTTATCTACTGCAGCAGATGCTACTCGTGATATTCGTGCCACAGATATGAATATTGCTGGTTCAAGTTCTCAACTTAGATTTACTCCTCTAGCAAATAAAGCTTATACAGTAAGGGTATCTGAGATTATTATTGATAAGCCTGATTCTATTGCTTCAAACGTAACGTATACGATCTAATGTTCCAACTATCTTCACTCAATAAGATATTCAATTCTGAGGGTGAGTCTTTCTTGAAGAAATTCAAATTGACTCATAAGGGAGATCCTATCTTTGCTCATAAATTCACAGGTTCTGATTCTAATGTATTATTACTTGGTTCTAATCAGATTACTATAAAAAATCATTTTTATGTAACTGGTGAAAAGATAGAATACAGAGATGTGGGTGGTAATGGTCAAATTGGTATACAACATGGTGTCAACGGTGTAGGTGCTGCAACAACATTACCTAGTGACGTATATGTGATCAAGGTGGATGAAGATCACTTCAAAGTTGCTGCAACAAAAGCATTAGCACTATCAAATTCGCCTATAGGATTGACAACTGTAGGTTCTGGAAGCACTCATACTTTTAGTGCTATAAAAGAAAATTCTAAAGCAATTATATCACTCGATAATGTAATTCAATCTCCTCTGTATAATAGAGTTGGTGGAGGAACAACACTAGCAGCTACTATACCAAACAGAGAAGTTTTATTCTGGGATGCACAGGGATATAGTCAGAATGATCTAATAAAAATTGGTAATGAAGTGATGAGAATCCAAACAGTTGGATTTGGTGGAATTGCTAATAATGTATTGGTTGATAGAGCATGGTTAGGAACTAATCAAGAAACTCATGCTGTAGGAGATAGTGTTCAGAAAGTATATGGTGATTATAATATTCTTGGTGATATGATACATTTTGCAGATGTTCCTTATGGTGGTAATAGACAAAAAGTTGGTGTAAGTTCTATAAATTTTGATTTAGCAAATGATAACTTTACTGTTCTAACAGAATTGATCAGTACAGGTGATAAAGTAAAACTTAGATCACTCAACCCACCAGCTCCTTTGAGTGGTAATGCTGATTATTTCTTGATAAAGAATGGTCCAAACAATTTCTCTTTTGCAGCAGATAGAGCAAATGCTCTTATAGGAACTAAAATCAATCTAACAAGTGCTGGTATAGGGACTCATAATCTTTTATTTGCTGATGTACTTAGAGGTAGTTCATTCCAAGGAAGAACATTTATAAGAAGTGATTATACTGGTAATCAGGTATTTGATGATATTGCTAATCAATTTACAGGTATTGGTAAGACATTTACATTGAAGAAAGATGGTGCCAATACTGTTGGAGTAAGTACTGATTATGGTGCTGTATTGATAAACAATGTATTCCAACAACCAGATACAGATTATGAGTTTGTAGATTCTCCTTCACCTGGTATTACATCTGTAACATTTACTGGTAATGCTATTGCTGGTTTCAGTGAGAGATATAGTACATCTAATGTGAATGCTAATAGATTACCTAGAAAGGGTATCATTGCAGATATAACAAATACAAATGGTTTTGGTTATCAATCTCAAACTGTAGGAATAATAACTGCTAAGGTATCTGCTGCTGGAACTGTTTCTAGTGTTTCTCTTGGATATACTGGTACTGGATATAGAGGGCATGGTCTTACTGTACCAAAATTTAGAATTGTTGGTGGAGAATCAGTTACTGCTGCAGGTGGTACTTTCTCAGTTGTAGATGGATCTATAAAACAATTATTCTTAGATGATGGAGGATCGGGTTATTATATCGCCACTGTTACTGATGCAGCATATAATCATCTAACTGGATTGACTACAGTTACAACTTCTGCTAATCATGGATTGTCTACTGGAGATAGAGTTCAGTTACAAGGTATAGGATATACATGTACCTACTCTGGATCTAAGACAATTACTAATGCGAAGTATGATAACAACTCAGGTATTATGACAGTTACCACTGCTACTAATCACGGGTTAGGAGTAGGTAGTGGAGTTGTAATAAGTGGTCTTGGTATGACATGTCAGTTAGACAATGGTGCTTCTACTAAGACATATCCTCGTACAACAGATCCATATTATGCTGGTTCTGTAATTATATCTAAAACTGCTCAGACATTTACTATTCAAGTTGGTCCTTCTACTGTACCAACTTACTATAAGACTGGTGGTAGATCTCAGGGTACTCTTCTTGCACCTAGACCATATGATAAGAATGCACAATCATTCCAAGTCACTGTTGTTGATAACACAAAGTTCCAAGTAAATGCTGGAACAACAACTGCACATCATTGGTATAACAGGGGTGGATTAGTTCACAAACCATTCAATGTCAGTGTAGATGCTCCAGTTGCTTATGATGATATGAAGTTGATTAGTGGTAGTACTGGTATTGGTGCTTCTGTTACTGTAAAGATTGGTGTGGGCAGTAGTATAGAAGATATGGTTATAACCAATACTGGTTATGGATATACTGTAGGAGAGAAATTATCTGTTGCAGGTATACTTACAGATTCTAGTGCTGGTACTAATTTCGTTGCAACTGAATTTACTGTAAATGAAACACAAGATGATGAGTTTGCTGCATGGATATTTGGTAAGTTGCAAATTTTAGATGATTTTTCTGATGAGTTTGATGGTAGAAAAACTCAATTTACACTGAAGGAAAATAATAAAGCAGTCAGTATAGAAAAGGATTCAGGTTCTCCAATTAGTTTGGATGATGTACTATTGATTTTCTTAGATGATATTTTACAAAAACCAGTTACATCATACACTTTCGATGGTGGTACACAAATAAAATTCACCGAAGCACCTAAGGCTGGATCAAAATTACAAGTCCTATTCTATAGGGGAACAGATGCTGACATATCATCTGATACTGCCATACAGGAAATCAAGAAGGGTGATAGTTTGAAGATAAATTCTTCACCACAGATGAAGAATATAGTAGCACAAGATAAGAGAATTGTAAGAGAAATTATATCAAGAGATACTCTACAAACTACACTATACAAAGGACAAGGAATTACTAACACTAAGAGTCCTCTAAGACCTGTTACATGGTGTAAGCAGAGAGATGATCTATTTGTAGATGGTGTAAAGGTAAGTAAAGCAAGAGATGTTTATGGTGGTAGAGTATTCCCTTCTGCTAAAATAATCAAAGATGTAAGTGTCAATGATACTGTTGTATATGCTGATTCTGGATCACTAATATTCTCTAAGGCCGAAGCACCTGATGTAAATGAATTTGCAATAAAGATTATAGATGGAGATAAGAATAATACTGGTTTTGGTACTACTGGATTTACTAATCCGATAGTAACAAAAGAAAGTGTCACCGTTAGTGGTGATACTGGTTCTATTGTCGGAATAGGTTCAACGGTAAAAGGAATTCAGTTTGAGTTCTATATACCATTGGATTCTCCGTTGAGAGAAAACCAGTATGGTGGACTTACTAAAACTGGAATTTCTACTGGTGATTACTTTATTATCAATAGATCAAACGTAGGTGCAGGGGTAACTGCAAAATCTGGTATTGGCACAAACTTTGAGACAGTTGGAATTACAACACAGTTCTTAGATGGTGTCTATCAGGTGAGTCACCTCACACAGGTGGGTTCTGGTCAAACGATGAGAGTCCACGTTGAAATTGAGAAAGATCATGGATTGAACTTTACAGGATTGACTTCAGGTGTAGGTGCCTATTATGGTTCTTATAGTTGGACTAAATTTACAACAGGTACTGTTGGGTTTGCATTCACTACAAATACGCAGAATGGTCTAATTGGACTATCAACTGCGGCTAATATTGTAAGATCTACTAAATTACTTCAAGATTACACATAAATAAACAAAAAGTTTCAAAATAATGCCAGCCGTCATCACGGATCAAATTAGGGTTTTGAATGCGTCGAATTTCGTTTCGGGAATTTCGACGAGCGATAACAGTTATTATGTTTTTATCGGACTGCCAAATGCAACGTCTGTTGCATCAGATTGGAATACGGAAACTCCTTCTCCAATTGATAATTTCGATAATCACGATAGTATCTACGATACCCTAATATCTGCCAAAAAGATTAACAGTACTGACGTACTACGAGTTATCAAAAAGATATCTTGGACAAGTGGAACGATATATGAAATGTATCGTCAAGATTATAGTATTAATAACTTGAGCAAGCAGACAAGCTCGACAAGTTTATATGGTGCTAATTTCTATGTAATGAATAAAGACTATCGAGTCTATGAGTGCATTTTCAATGGGGCTGCTCCAGCCAATAGTGGTAAAGGCATTATATCACTACAGGAACCAGTTCATACTGATCTTCAACCTCGATTAGAAAGTGACGGTTATATTTGGAAGTATCTTTATACTATAAAACCAAGTGACATTATCAAATTTGATAGTGCAGATTACATTCCCGTACCTGATAGTTGGGCAACCAACACTGATGTGTCAGATGTAAGGAATGCTGCTGTTGATGGTAAGATTGAATGTGTTGTTGTAGAAGATACAACTTCTGCTGCATATCAATTCACTGGTGTAAAAAATAATGTTCCGATCAAGGGTGATGGTCAAGATGGATTAGCATCTGTCACATTCATTAATGGTAAACCAGATTCAGTTCAGGTTACTAACGGTGGAACTGGATATTCATTTGGTACTCTTGATTTAGATTCTGTTGTAACTGGTGCTGGTGCTTCATTCTCTGTCATCGTTCCACCTCCAGGTGGACATGGTTCTGACATCTATAGAGAATTAGGTGCTAATAAGGTTCTCATTTACTCAAGAATTGAGAATGCTGATACAACAAACCCAGATTTCCCAACAGGAAACCAGTTTGCTCGTATTGGTATTATTGAAAATCCTCAGATACATGGTACATCTAGTCAATTAACTGCTGCTAGTGCATCTGGAGTTTATGGTTTACGTCTTGCAGGTGTTGCTGCAACAAGTATGAGTGTTGCTGTTGATGGTAATATTACTCAGACAGTTGGAGTTGGATCAACCGCTATCGGTAAGATCATAGGATATGATGCAGTAACTAAAACATTACAGTATTGGCAGGACAGATCCCTTGCGTTGGATACGAGTACAGGCAGTAAACCTACCTATGGTTACCGTCTAAATAAATTCACATCCACACCAGGTTCGGGTGGCAATACTAACGTAATTGTTACCACTACAACAGGTACATCGACATTACCTATAGACACTGGATTTACTGGTGTTTCTACGACTGTCAACTCAAGGACATATTACTTTGGACAATCCTACTCTAGTGGATTAGCCAATCCAGAAATCAAAAAGTATTCTGGTAATATCATATATGTTGATAACAGACCTGAAGTGACTAGAGCAACAAACCAAAGAGAAGATATCAAAATCATCTTAGAATTCTAATCTGATGCCACAGAACACCAATTTAAATGTCAGTCCATACTTTGATGATTTCGACTCGTCAAAAAATTACAACCGAGTCCTCTTCAAACCTGGCACACCCGTACAAGCACGGGAACTAACAACGTTACAATCTATCCTACAGGGACAGGTTGAACAATTCGGTAAACATATTTTCCGAGAGGGATCAATGGTGATCCCTGGCGTATTCAAATATGATAACCAATACACTTCAGTAAAAGTTGAGTCTACATTTTTTGGTGTTCCTGTAGAACTCTACTATGATAAACTTGTTGGTCTAAGTATAAAGGGTAAGACATCTGGTATCACTGCTAAAGTTGTAAAGGTAATACCTGCTACTGAGTCTGTAACAAATAATACAACTATATTCATCAAGTATGAAAAAACATCTGATGATTATTTGAATGATCAATTTCTTGATGGAGAAAATTTAATAACACTGACAGATTTTACTTATGGATCAACAACCATATCAAATGGATCTGATTTTGCTACTGCTATAAGTTCTAATGCTTCATCTGTAGGATCTGCATTTACAACTACAAGAGGTGTGTGGTTTGCTCGTGGAGCATTTATTGAAGTATCACCAGAGACGATAATATTAGATCAGTATGATAACAAACCATCATACAGAGTAGGATTCAATGTAAAAGAAGAGATTATAACTGCTGTTGATGATTCTAGTTTATATGATAATGCTTCTGGATTCTCTAACTTTACTGCACCTGGTGCAGATAGATTAAAGGTCAGTCTAGTTCTTAGTAAGAAAGATATAGATGATTTTCAGGATGAAACTTTTATTGAATTACAGAGATTAGAGAAGGGTGGTGTCAAAAAGATAATTGATAAGACTCTTTATGGAGAGTTAGCAAAAGAATTTGCAAGAAGAACATATGATGAAAGTGGTAACTATTATGTTACTAAGTTTGATCTAGAAGCAAAAGAATCTCTAAATGACAGGTATTCTGTCTTTGGTGCATTCTACACTGGATCAAAAACTAACGAAGGTAATACTCCTTCTAAGGACTTGATGTGTGTTCGTGTAGGTCCAGGTAAAGCATATGTCAAGGGATATGAGGCCAACTCATACGGTTCTCATTTTGTTGACATTGAAAAACCAAGAACTACTAATTTAGTTGAGTCATCTGCTATTCCATTTGAAGCAGGTAATAAGATTAGGGTAAATCATACTCTAAATGCTGCTCAGATCAAGCTGAATGCCGCTACATCAGACTTTGTTGATCTTCGTAGTGAAAGACTCGCTTCTAACCAAGCAACTGCTGCAGGGGATTCTATAGGTCGTGCTAGAGTATATGATTATAAATTACAGAATGCTGGATATGTAGATGATACTAGTGTATTTGAATTATACTTATTTGACATCCAAACTGATACAAAATTAACTATCAACCAAGCACACACTATTGCAGTACCTGCTATAGTTGAAGGTTCACGTAGTGGTGCTAAAGGATATTTACGTAGTGCAGTTTCTAACTCCACTTCAGTAGTATTGCATCAGGTTTCTGGTCAGTTCATGAAAGATGAACAGATCAAAATCAATGGATCATTGAATGGTAGAGTTATTACTGCTGTTACTGAGTATAGTATCAATGATGTGAAGTCAGTAAGATCTACTGCTGCTAGTAGAACATTTGCTGCAGATGTAATTCTAGAAACTAAGAAAGATCTTACAGGACGTTCATTCAGTATCGCAGCAGCATCTGGTAGTGCGTCTGTGGTTACCAGTGGTACTACTGGTTGGGTAAAGAATTTCACAATAGGTGATATTGTTGCATATAAGCAAGGTGGTAATACAGATGTTACTTATAACAAAGTAAGTGCTATTAGTGCCACAAATAATAACATTACTTTAGTTGCTGCTCCGCATACTATTACTGGTATTTGTGTAAAGAATCTACCAAGTTCTACTGTTACAGTTAGTGATCTGAAGATTCTTACAGGTAAAATGAAAGCATCTAAGAGTGGATTCTTATATGCACATTTACCTAATACTAATGTAGAGTCTGTAGATCTTACTGAATCTACCATATCAATTAGAGTAGAAAATACAGGTCAAGCAACTAATGGTTCTGGTCAGATGGATTTACCACCATTGACAGGAACTGATTTGGTATATGCTCCATTTGATGAGGAAAGGTATACTGTCGTATATTCAAATGGTACTGTAGAAACACTGACATCAGATCAGTTTGCTTTGACTAGTGGTGGTAAGGGTGCAACTATATCTGGTCTTACTACTGGTCAGTCTGGAGTGATTGTACATAGTACACAACAGAAATCTAAAGTCAAGTCTAAACAGAAACAACTTACTAGAGAAGCAACTGTTCTTATTACAGGTTCTAACCGTAACTATTCTGGTGTTAGTACATCTATTACAGATGGTCTAACTCCTAGTGGAGTATATGGTTTGAGAGTTCAAGATAGAGAAATATCTTTAGGTGTACCTGATGTAGTATCAATTGCTGCTGTATTTGAATCATCAGGGACTGGGGTTCCTACTGTTCCAGCAATGACTCTTGGATCTTATAATGGTCCTAATGCTAATAATACTGATCTAATTTTAGGTGAGATTGGTATAGGTAAGAGTTCTGGTGCTGCTGCAATGGTTCTTGCTAGAAGTGGTACAAACGCAGTTGAAGTATTATACAAGAATAATAATACCTTCAAAGTAAATGAAGAAGTTACTTTCCAAGAAAGTGGTGTAAGAACTATTCTAGCATCTTCTACGCCAGGTGATAAGAACATAAGAAAGAACTTTATACTAGACACTGGACAAAGAAACGAATATTATGACTTTGGTAGATTGGTTAGAAAGCAAGATTTCCCAGAGCCACAAGGACAGTTGAAGGTTTACTTTGACCATTACGTAATCAATTCAGAAGATTCTGGTGATCTAGTAACTGCAAGTAGTTACACTAAAGATCAGTTTGATACTGTTCCAGCATTCCAGAACATACCTAACACTGATGTTGTAGATTTGAGACCTAGAGTTGCTGCTTATTCTGGAACTAAATCTCCATTTGAATTTGAGTCAAGAGTATTTACTGGTGGTGGTCAATCACCTTCTATTCTAGAATCTGATGAGAATATAAACTTTGATTACACTCATTACCTAGGTAGAATTGATAGATTGTTTATCAATAGAAATGGATCATTTACTGTACAAAAAGGTACACCTGCTGTAAAACCAGTTGAACCAGAGACTGTTGGTGATTCATTTGAGTTAGCAAGAATTGATTATAAACCATATGTTTATGATGCTACAAAGGAAGTAAAAATTACTTTCCGTGGTAATAAGCGTTATACGATGAAGGATATTGGTAAACTTGAGACTCGTATTGAGAGTCTTGAGGAAACTACTTCCTTATCATTACTAGAAGCTGCAACTGAAAGTCTTGTTATCACTGATCCTACAACAGGTCTTGATAGATTTAAGAATGGTTTTGTTGTTGATCCTTTCAATGACTTCAATGTGGCAGATAAGACTGTTCCATTCTTGAAGTATGATATCGATGATGGTAAGTTAGTTTCAAGAAAGAAAAAGGATAGTATTGATCTTCTTATTGGATCGGGTGCTATTGTTGGAACTAATGGAACTCCAGATCTTACTGTTGATCCAAGATATGCCGAAGACCTAAACTCACCTAATATCAGAAAAACAGGTGATCTTGTAACTCTGAATTATGAAGAGGTGATTGAAAGATCTCAACCATTTGCAACTAGAGTTGAGAACGTCAACCCATATATGATGAGAAGTTGGAGAGGTAATCTTACACTAAATCCTGAATCAGATATCTTTATAGAAAATCAATTTATTATACAAGATGATGGTATAGGTTTCTCTAACGATATCATTACAACTGAAGAGTCTATTCCTGATATGAGGGAACAGAACATTCAGTTTATTGGTACAAGACTCAAGCCAGGTACTAATCATTTCAACATGTTTGCAGGTAATGATATGTTGGATATTGAGAACCGTACTATACCAAAATTACTAGAAGTAACACCTGTACAAGGTGCATTCCAAACAGGTGAGACTGTAAATGGATATGCAGTTTCTGCTCAGAATGAAAGTCAAGGAATTGATATAAGATTTAGATTAGCAGCACCAAACCACAAAGATGGTCCTTTTGCTAGTCCAACGATTGTATATCCAAACAACCCATATACTCCTAATGTTGGATTATCATCCTCATATTCAGAAACTACAACAGTTCTAAACATTGATACTGCTTCACTTTCTCAAAAATCAGATGCTAACTTCTTTGGATTTGTTACTGTTGGTATGAGATTGGTTGGTGAGACTAGTGGTGCAGAAGCAGAGATAAGTCAAATAAGATTGATTACTGATGACTTCGGTGCTGTTATTGGTTCGTATTATCTTCCACCTAATTTTGTTAAGAACGGTACTAACACTGCTCTATTGACAAGTTTATTACCATCTGATCAAGTACCTGCTCTAAACTTCTCTCGTGCTGCTACTGATCATTTTTCGGAAGGAACACTTATTACCGAGACAAGTCTTGAGAGAGTAGAACCTGCTCCACCAGTTATACCACCTCCAGTTATTATTGAAATAACCAATATCATTGATAGAACAGTTACTATCATCCAACCAGTTCTTAGTCAGTTTGAAAATGATGATGACCCATTAGCACAGACATTCCAAGTAGAAGAATCACCTGGTATCTTTATGACATCAGTTGATATGTTCTTCCAGAGTAGGTCAGAAACAATACCACTACAATTAACTGTTGTGGATGTTGTCAATGGATATCCATCAAGGAACGTAGTAAAGAATGGACTAGTAATATTAGACCCTGATCAGGTCAATGTATCAGAAGATGCATCTGTACCAACTAAATTCACATTCAAATCACCAATATACTTACCAACAGGTGAATATGCATTTGTTACTGCCACTGCAACATCTGAATATAACCAATGGATCTGTCAAATTGGTGAAGCAGATATTACTACATCAACTGAATCTGAGTTAGGTAAGGTTATTGTTACTAAACAACCTACTATTGGATCTCTATTCAAAGGTCAGACTGCTGGAACATGGACTCCATCACAGTTGGAGGATATGAAGTATGTTTCACATAAGGCAAAATTTGTACTTGATCCTGGCACACTTAGGATGTATAATCCTCAGTTGAATAACTTTGATTCTAGAAATGACTTACCTGAGAACCCAATTGAGACATATGCTAAGAGAGTAACTGTAGGTTTAACTTCTTCTATCGCAGTTACAGGTGCTGATGTTGGTTCTGTAATTACACAGACTTCTAACGCTTCTGCTCGTGGTGTTGTTGCTGATAAGTTATCACATCTTGGACAGGCTGCAAATACATTATCAGTCACAAATGCTGGTAGTGGATATGAAAATGGTACTTATAGTACAGTAAACTTTGTAACCTCTACAGGTAGTGGTTCTGGTGCTGTGGGTGTTGTTACTGTTGCTGCAGGTGCTATTACTGGTGCTACAGTCAAAGGTTATAATACTGGTACTGGTTATCAGATTGGTGACACACTTACTGCTGCACTTGGATCGAAGGGTCTTGGACAGAATTTAGTTGTAACTGTTGGTGTTACTACAGCAGCTAATTCACTTATTCTTACTAACTGTAAGGGTACTTTTGATACTACAAATACAATTATATCTGATGGGACTACACTTCCTAGTATCAAACCTAGCACAGTTGTAACAAACACGGATCAATATGATGGATTACATTTCAGAGTAACTCATCCTAATCATGGAAACCATTCCATCAGTAACAGAGTTGATATTGATAACATTACTGGTGATAGTGTACCAACTAAACTAACTGTTGGATATGCTCAGAGTGTTACAACTGCAGTAAGTGTAGGAAGTAGTACTGGATTCAACTGGTTTGAAGGTGCTCAAGTATCAGCAAGTAATCCTGGTTATGCTCTTATTGGAGATGAAATAATCAAATACACTACTATTGGAAATAACCAACTAACTGGTACAATCACTAGAGGTGTTGATGATTCATTTGCTAAGACACATGAAATAGATGCTCCAGTTCAGAAATATGAACTATCAGGTGTATCTCTTCGTAAGATCAATGCAGAACATCAATTGACCAATGCTACATCTAGCATACAAGACAACATAACACTTGATTCTTATGTTGTGAAACTTACTGGTTCTACAGTGTTTACTAAGGATAAGAATGGTGGTGGTGATAGAGGTAGAGCATCTACAAATATACAGTTTGAGACTTTAGAACCTAACATCGCACATAGTTTACCAGAAGGAACTGCTATAGAAGCAACAGTAAGAACCACTGCTGCTACAAGTGTAAATGGTAGTGAAACTTCCTTCGCAGATAAAGGTTACAACCCTGTTTCATTGATTGGGGAGACTACATTCCCAGAACCTAGATTGGTTGCATCTAAAGTCAATGAAGATGCACAGATGACTGCATTACCTGGATCTAAATCATTTACATTTGATATGGTATTCAGTACAGACGATGAGAATGTATCACCTGTTGTTGATGTATTCAAGAGTTCTGTTCTAACTTCATCATCTAGAATCAACTCACCTATATCAAACTACTCAACTGACAGTAGAGTTAACACTTTAGATGACCCACATAATAACCTTTATCTAACTAAGGTTATTAATCTAGAGAACCCTGCAACATCATTGAAAGTTCTATTTGGTGCATATAGACCTGCAGCTGCAGACATAAGAGTTCTTTATAGACTCCAAAGATCTGATACTGACGAACTTGATAAGGTATTTGAATTATTCCCTGGCTACGAAAACCTTGATTCGAGTGGCAATGTTATTGCTGCTGCTAATAATAATGGTCAAGCAGATAGAAAGATCAGTGCAAGTCTCGAAGATCAATTCATTGAATATGAGTATTCAATAGATGATCTACCACAGTTCACTGGATTCCAAGTCAAGGTTGTTATTTCTTCTACTAACCAAGCAGAAGATCCTGAACTATTAGACTTCAGAGCAATAGCGGTGGCATAATGAGAAAAGCAAAAGTAGAAGATCATAAAAATCTTGTAAGAGATCTCTCAACAACAGCAATAGTAAATACAGATACTATTGCTTATGAGAGATATGTTAGGGATAGGGATTCTAGATTAGATACAAAAAATGAATTAGATAGATTAAGATCTGAGATAGATGAACTAAAAGCATTACTTCTCAATAAATAGATATAGTATAGTAGAATAATTATGGCAGTTCCAAGAGTCAATATCGAAATTGAGGCAGGGACTGATTTTGAGGCAACATATAATGTTACTCAATCCGACGGAACAGCACTTAATTTAACTAACCATAGCATAACTGCAAAGATGCGTAAGCATTATACTGCGTATGGTCATGTTGCTTTTGGAGCGACGTTTGGTGGCACACCTGCTGACGGTGAGATTACTATCTCATTAACTGATGTTCAGACAGGTATAGCTACAGTTGGCAGATATAATTATGATATTCTTATCACTAATGATATTAATGGTAAGAAAGAGAAAGTCATTAGTGGTCAAGCACTAATCAATCCTACAATATCATAATGGCATACAAGGTATCTCTACAGAGTGGTTCTAACAAAACCGTTAGATTGTCATCAACAGGCATTCTTGGTACTTCTGGTGGAGGTAGTTTTTCAATCAAATTAGCTGGTGGAGGAGCTGGAGGAGGCGTGGCACGAAACTTATCCGAACTCGGTGATATTAGTACTGATGGTGCCCAGAATAGATGGGTATTAGTGTACGATGAACCCAGTGCAACATTCAAATTTGTAAATCCAGATGAAGTAGTAGATGCTGCAGTTGGAGCAAACACCGTACCTGGTGGTGCACCTGCAACTACTGGATTATCATCAGACACAATAGATTACCTAGATCAAGCATTAGATGACAAGATAGATTTAGATGGTGGAACTTTTTAAGATATAAATATTTTCAACTGTATATACAGTTACTTACGGTATATACCGAAGATGCGAAGGTGCGTAAACAATACAAAAAACTTATAGATGGCATCCCCCATTCTACAGTTTAAGAGAGGTAATTTTTCAAACCTCCCTGGACTGCAAGCAGGTGAACCTGCACTGACGGTGGATAAGTTTGACTTGTATGTGGGTATAGACTCCACAACAGGTGCTAATAAACTTATCGGTTCCCATAGATATTGGACAAGAGAAACTACTACAGCTGGTTCTGGAGTTAACCTAGTTGAAGGTAGTAATAACGGATCAAATAAACTAACTCTAAAAGCACCAGGAAGTGTTACCTCAGATGTAACATATACTTTACCAGGTGCTGCTGTAAACCACGGATTCTTGAAATCTGATGCTAGTGGTAACCTATCATGGGACTCTGGTGCTGGAATACAGGCTGGTGTAGTACCTTTATCATCAGTAGATATTGATGGTGCAACCGCAACTACTACAGTTGCTGATGCTGACCTAATGGTCATTGATGATGGTGCTAATGGTACAAACAGAAAAGTAACTGCTACAGTTCTAAAGGATTACTTCCTTGGTGGTGGTGCAGGTGCTAACTTCAATAGTATCAATGTATCAGGTATTACGACTTCTGGTCAAACTGATGCTACTACATTAAAAGTTTCTGGTATATCTACATTTACTGGAATAGTTGACATCAATGGTGCTATAGACGCAGACGGTGGTGCAAACATAGCTGGTGGTGAAACAGTTCTTTCATCTGCTACAGTTAGTGATCTGACTGATAACCGTGTTGTTATAGCTGGTACTTCAGGTGCTCTTGAAGACAGTGGTAACCTAACATTTGATGGTTCTACACTAGGACTAACAGGTGCTCTTACTGCCTCTGGAACTGTTACTGCTAACGGTGCATTTGTTGCTAACGGTAACGTAGATCTAGGTAATGCAACATCTGATACAATCACTCCAACAGGTAGATTTGATGCTGCTCTTGTACCTGCAACTGACGGTGCTGTTGACTTAGGTACATCAGATCTAGAATATAAAGACTTATATATTGATGGTACTGCTCATATCGACACACTAGATGTTGATATAAACGCTACTGTTGCTGGTACATTAGGTGTTACTGGAGAAACAACTCTAGCATCTGCTACTGTATCTGATCTAACAGACAACAGAGTTGTTATAGCTGGTACTTCAGGTGCTCTTGAAGACAGTGGTAACTTAACATTTGATGGTTCTACTCTTGGTGTTACAGGTGCTGCTACAGTCTCAGGTAACGCAACTGTAGGTGGAAACTTAGATATAAACGGTTCTGCACATGATATTGCAGGGCAATTAACATTAGCAAACCCACCAAGAAATTCTGATGGTGGTGTTATAGCACAAGTTGGTGCTATCAAGAATACAGGTCATGCTGGTCTTGTTACTGCATTCAAATTTACTGGATCTGGTGTAGATACTTACACAGTATCAGGTGGAGTTGCAGACATTGCACTTACTGGTATTGCTGCTACTACATTTGCTACATCACAGACAACAACTGCAACTCAAGGTCAAACTGCTGTTACAGTTTCTGCTGGTTATACCAACGGATTCATTGAAGTATTTCATAATGGTGTAAAACTAATCTCTGGTAATGACTTTACTGAGACTGATGGAAACACAGTTACCTTGGCAGCACCTGGTGCTACTGTAGGTGATACTATTGAAACTATTGCATGGAAGTCACTAGGTAATGTTGTTAATATAGCATCTCTGAAAACAGCAGGTAACCTTACTGTAGCTGGTATTGCTACGGTTACTGGACTACTGGATGCTAACGGTGGTGCATCTATTGACAATATTCAAATAGGTGTAACTGGTGATAATGAGATTGATACTGCTTCTGGCAACCTAACAATTGACTCAGCAGGTGGTACTACAACTATAGATGACCATGTAGTTGTTAGTGGAAACTTGACTGTAAATGGTACGACAACTACCATTAATTCCACAACAGTTGCTATAGATGATAAAAACTTCCAAGTAGCAACTGGTGCTGCTGACGATGCTGCTGCAAACGGAGCAGGTTTAACAGTTGACTCTGGAGACGGAGATAAGACTTGGAACTTTGAAGCAACTGGAGACAACTGGGGATCTTCTGAAAACATCAACCTTGCATCAGGTAAGGTATTGAAGCATAACAATACTTCTATCTTGAGTTCTACTACTCTTGGATCAAGTGTTGTAAACAGTTCATTGACAACATTAGGAACTATTGCTACTGGTGTTTGGCAAGGTACAGCAATCAATGATACCTATGTTGGTACTATTGACAATGCTAATAAGGTTCAACTAAGTGCTCTTGATTTAGATGGTGGTACCGATATAGGTGCTGACATTGTTGATGCTGACTTGATGATCGTTGATGACGGTGCAGGTGGTACTAATAGAAAGGCTGCTGCTAGTAGAGTTAAGAAGTATATCTGGTCTTCTGCATCTGGAGATGCTACTGCTAGTGATGCAGGTGCAATTACTCTTGCTGCTTCTGGTGTATCTGCTGGAACAGTTGGATCATCAACTGCAATTCCTATCCTTACTATTGATGCTAAAGGTAGAGTAACAAATACTTCTACTACAGCAATTGACCAGACATCTATTGCACAAGGTAACTCTAGTGTTACTGTTGCTGATACTGGTACTGGATCTATTGTAGCAACTATTGATGGTACTGCGACTGCAACCATTGCTGCTGCTGGAATTACACTTGGTCAAGGTGCATTCGTTGGTAATCTTACAGGTAACGTAACTGGAAACACTTCTGGTTCTTCTGGATCATGTACTGGTAACTC